GAAGACTATGCCTTTGTGATGACTGGCACATCTTTCTTCTCTAACTCCAGATGTACGGAGATGGCGAAGATTGCCAAGAAGACTGATGCCGAATACTTCCGCTATTCATTCGGAACCTTCTTCCAAGATACGGACGTTCTGAAGTCCACACCTCGTCTTGCTAGCCTCATCGTCTACGAGCAGCCTATAGACACTGCGTACTACGTCATCGGTGCTGACCCTGCTTACGGGTCTTCAGACTGGGCTGACAGGTTCTGTATTCAGGTCTACAGGGTATATGCCAACGGTCTGGATCAGGTGGCTGAGTTTGCTACCTCAGAACTGAACACGTACCAGTTTGCCTGGGTGATTGCTCACCTTGCTGGCGCTTACAAGAACTCCACACTGAACCTTGAGATCAACGGCCCGGGTCAGGCGGTCATCAACGAACTCAAGAACCTGCGAAGACTGGCAACCGCTGCTGGCGGCGCTGTAGGGCGCGATCTGATGGATGTGCTGGGCAGTATGCAGAACTACATCTGGCGTCGTAACGACTCTATGTCTGGGCCTAGCAACAGCATCGGATACCTGACTACCGCGGCCACCAAGGAACGGATGCTGTCCTACATGAAGGACTACTTCGAGCGCGGGATGATGAATGTCTACAGCATGGAACTCATCGAGGAGATGAAGACCATCATCAGGGAAGGAGGCAGCATCGAAGCATCAGGCAGAAACAAAGACGACCGTGTAATCGCCTCTGCGCTCGCCTGCGTGGCCTATGCAGAGCAGGTACAGCCCCGACTCATCATGAACAGCGTTACCCGCGACGGTAACCGCGCTAAAGACACCATCACGCCAGAACTGGCATCCATGAACCGCAACGTTTCTGACTATCTCAAGAAGGTGGGACTTCTCAATGCAGGCTGACAAATTCAATCTCTACAAACAACTGGCTCTGAACACTGTCTACTCAGAACCAGAAGAAGGCAACTTTCATTCCCAACTGATTCCGCAGATGGTCAATCACTACATCCCTCTGATGAATCTGGACAAGAAAGCCAGAATTCTGGATATTGGATGCGGTCAGGGACTGTTTATTCAGGAAATGGCAAAGCTAGGCTATGACGACTGCACTGGGGTCACGCTCTCCCCTGAAGACGCTTCTGCCTGCCAGAACAAGGCTATGGACGTTGTGAAAGCAGACTTCTCAGACCTGGAGTTCTCTGCAGACGGCTCTGTAGACCTCATCTGGTGTCGTCACGCCCTAGAGCACTCTCCTTACCCTCTCTTTACCCTGTTTGAGTTCAACAGGGCGCTCAAGAAGGGCGGCAAGGTGTACGTGGAAGTGCCAGCCCCTGATTGCGAGCGAGGGCATGAGTTCAACGACAACCACTACAGCATCCTAGGGCTAAATATGTGGGTGTCGCTTTTCAATAAAGCAGGTTTGCAGCCAGAACTGGTCGATAAGTTTGAGTTCAACCTTCAGGCAGACGGTAAAGAAATCCCTGAAAGCTATCTGATCTTCATTTTGGAGAAAACCCGTGGAATACACGAAACAGGAACTGCTGCGTCAGGTCAACAGGTTTCTAACTGACAGGAAAAGGGGCATTTCGATTGAACAGTTTGCTGAACTGTGCGGTCTGGACAAATCCCTGATCCAAAGCGTCTTTGTTTCGCAGACTATGCCCATGACAGAAAGGACTCAGGTACGTGTAACCAGAGCTTTTAACGAATGGATGTCTGGAAATGTGAGAATTATGTACTCACATGCCAAAGGCACGTATGTAGAGTACAGAAAGCAGTCAAAAGTACCTTTAATGCCCCATTACGGCATAAAAGTAACCCCTGATGGCATCAAAATGGACATCAGGATGAAAAACAGACACTACTACGGGGATAACACCCTAGATGAAGCACTTGGAGGCTGAAATGTCCGTTCTGCACGACTACTACTGCACTAAACACGGTATTTTCGAGGCTAGGGAAGCAAAATGCCCTATGAAGCACTGCGAAGGCGAGATTTCCCTCGTTTTCCTCAAGCCGGTGGGCTTAAAGAGCGATTCCACCAAACAAGCAGACACAACCCTTGCTGGACTTGCCAAAGATTTCGGGATGACCGACATCAAGAGCACCCGGGAAGGGGAGCACCAGACCGGATACCTCACCCGCAATAACATCGAGACTCCTGCAGACCGTGCCAAACGTGAGGCAGAAGAAAGCCAAAACCGTCCGGGTCAGAATGCGATCTGGGGAGATGCGGGGATGCGCGGGCTGAACATGAGCAGTATCATTGCAGGACGGGCTGTCCAGTCCGTGCGTGGCGAGTCTGTGGGGATCAACCCCAAAGACGCAGGCGTCACGCAAGGGCCGCGTGCCAGTGTTGTGATGAATGACCACGAGAATCTGCAAATCAAATGAGAATCCCAACTAACCCGGATGACCGAGAGTTCTTCTATCTCGACTTGATTCGCAAGTGTCAGGTCAGCCAAAACGAACGCAAAGGAGATTACAACACCTTGCGATCCTTCTACTTGTTTGGCGCAGGGCCAGACGAATCACCCGCTCTGTACAACAAGATCCATCCTCACATCGACCAACTCACCTCGTTCCTGTACTCGGCAGAGACGACTCGCTTCTCCATCACCCTTGGCGCTGCAGTCAACCCAGCAGAGCACAAGAAGACTCCGGTGCTTACCCGGGCGCTAAACGATGAGTGGGTCAACTCCAATGCAGACCAAGTGTTCTCGACCGCTGCTAGCTGGTCTTTGGTCTACAACACCACCTACGTCAAACTGATCTGGAACAAGGGTCTGCACCCCTACATGGTCGATCCTCACAGCGTAGGCGTGCTGCGGGAAGACATTCCGTACACCGATCGTCAAGAAGCAATCTGCCACACCTACTACATCACCAAGTCCGACCTGTACTCGCGCCTGTACGCCCATCCCAAACGGGATCAGCTGGTCAAGCGCATCACCGCTGCCGAGCACGACCCCACTGATACCACTACAGGTTTGGATCGGGTCATCATGTCTCAGGTCAACCCGACCATGTACGGCAACGTCAATCTGGACTTGAACGGAGTGAACCGCTACAAGCCCCAAGTTGCAGAAGAAACGATCGAGATGACCGAACTGTGGGTCTGGAACGATGAGATTGAGGACTATCAGGTGGTCACGAAAGCAGACCCCGATGTCATCATTTACGACAGGCCCGGTGAGTCCGTATTCCTCAAGGGTGAACTGCCCTTCGTGCAGATCTGCCCCAATCCGCTGTACGACTACTACTGGGGCGAATCAGAAGTTGGCCGTTTGATCTTCCTGCAGCAACTCAGGAACAAACGGATGACGGAGATCTTAGATCTGCTCTCCAGACAGGTAAACCCGCCAACAGCCCTGACAGGCTTTGTAGGCATTCTGGATGAGAAGAACTTCGCCCTTAACCGTCCAGGAGGTCTGCTGGCAACTGACATGCCAAACGCAAAGGTCGAGCGTCTGGCTCCGGTCATGCCTCAAGACTTGTTCCGCGAGATCCGCGAGATCGACGGGATGTTCGAGGAAGCGTCCGGCATCGTTAACGTGCTGCAGGGCAAGGGCGAGGCTGGAGTGCGCTCGTCAGGTCACGCAAGCCAGTTGGCCCGTCTGGGATCGTCCAGAGCCAAGAAGCGTGCCCTAGTGATCGAGGATAGTCTCGAGAAGCTCTCTACGCTGTATCTGAAGTGTCTGCAAGCCTATGACGACACTCACTTCTCAGATGAAGATGGCAACAAGTTCATAGCAGAGCAGTTCACCAAGGACTATGTGGTGAAGGTGGATGCACACTCTAACAGCCCGATCTTTATGGAAGATCTGCGAGCACTGGCGTTCAATCTATTCAAGGCTCAGGTCATCGACAAAGAGTCGCTGCTTGACTTGCTTGACCCGCCGATGAAGCAATTGCTCAAGGACAGGCTTAAAAAGCTAGAGGCCAAGCAGGCACAAGCCGCCCAAGCCGAGCAACAGGCCAAACAGCAGGCAAGTCAGGAAGTACAACAAAAACCTGAACCCGGCTCTCAGCAGCCGCCACAACTGAAGGTGATGTGATGAATTCAGGACAACCCCCTGTAAGCAGAGCAGATCAGCCGAGAATAAGTGCAGGTCAGATCTCACGCGGAGAAAAGAGCCCCGCGTTGACTTACCGTGCCCCCAGTGTTAAAAACTACACAGGCGACAAACGTAGTCAACGTGACTATACCCGCCGCTAGGAGTGATTATGTATCGCAAAGCTAAGCGCGGTCGCAAGACTCGCCGGTAAGTTACCCGAGAGGGTAAATGGGTATGGCTGCTTTCCCGAGAAATAGTGGCCGCTTGCCAACTTGGAGAACCAACGTGATGGCTCGCAAAGCTCGCAAAGGCCGTAAAGGCCGCAAGTAATCCTCTGGGATTCCGCTCCGGGGGGCGGCGGGGAAAGCCCCCCACTTACTTGACAATCGGTTAAATACTCAGTAAAAACCGCTTTAATGATGGAGCGGCTATGAGTGTACCTACCGACAAGCTGATGGAAATGATGCGCGGCCAACAACCGCAAGTCGAATCATCTGCTGGCGCAATGCCAGAAGAAGAAGCCGCGCCAGCGGCGGCACCGATGTCTACTCCCGAACCCAAGATGGGTAACCAAGAAGCCGCCAGGATTAACCTGAGCATGGCGCTTGATCTGCTAGAGCAGTCTTTGCCTGCATTTGGCAGCGGGTCGGAAGAAGGTCAAAAGGTTCTGTCTGCGCTACGCACCATCAACGCGGTGCTCGGCCCACGCAAGAACAAAACAAACGAACTACAGCAGTCTGAGATTCTTCAGATGTTGCAGTCTCTCCCGCAGGCAGGCGGTATGTCTCCCGAAGGTCGGGCGATGGCTGCTGCGCCTACCCCCGGTATGCCGCCTGCTGGTGGCGCACAACCTCCGATGTAAGGACTAACATGGATCTGTTTAAGCCCCGTGGCGCTTCCACGACTCGCCGTCCTACTGACAACAATCAGATGAACGGCCAGATTTACAACACGCCTCGCTACGCTACTCTGGGCGGCCTGACTGGCCCGGGCAAGCTGAGCAAGAACAAAATGGCTGTTACTAAACCCGGCGATGGCCGCAAGGTAATCTAATATGTCACTCGAAAATCTTCCTATGGATGCTCGTGATGAGTTGGCCGCACTGGCTCA